CACTTTTAGTTTCAGCACGTTGTCCAACAATAGATGTTTTTACTTCTCCCTGAACATGAATACCAACTAAATTCATAGCTCTCTTAACACTACCTTTTACGTTTTTATTTTTTAATTTAATAAAAGCTAATGTTTTTGGTATATTTTTAGCTACTACTGATATAAATGGCTTCATATCAAGCTTCCTGTTAGTCTTCGTATAAACAATTTTTTATATACTGGAATTCCTTCTGCTTCCCACATTTCTCCGCCATCTGGGATTGTTGTGTAAATGTCTCCTGTTGGGCTACCTAATTGCACATCTACAGACAGAGAACTACCTGTGAAGAGTAATGAGCCATTTACATACATCTTTTTATCTGAATCGATTAACTTACCCTGATTTAGTAAAAGACTCTCTGTAGATCCTTCTTTGCCTCTAATAGGCATGACTAAACCAGATGTCCAAAGATTTGTTCCACTTTGAATTAATTTTATTGCTTCGTCATATACATCGTCAAAAACTGTAGTATAATATCTAACTCTAATTTGTTGTCCGGCCAATGACATGGATTTATTTAGTGCTTGTACTAACTTGTCATTAACTCCCATCATAATCCTTGTTTATTTTAATTACAAGTGAATTATCAGATGGAAGAGTTAAAACAGAATCGTCTTTAAAAAGCGTAGTGAATTCGCCTAAATACAAACCAGAACGATTGGTGTTAGCAGTGCTCCATCTGTATTCTACTTCTCCTGTTGCGCTTCCTGTTATAGTTGCATTACCTGAAAATACCGAAGTAAACTGATTGTCATTTGTACTTAATTTAAAGAATATGTTACTACCATTTGATAAGCTTACTGCACTTCCATTAGAATCTACAAATTGAACAGCCAAAACTGGGTCTGTACTATCTTTTTTTATTTGAAATGTCGTCATTTTAATATTAAATCGCCTCCTTTTCTTAATTTAATTGAAGTATTTTCTTTAACTAGTTGGCTATCGAAAGGTGTTAATCCTAGTATAAATCTTTCTGACCTTATAATTGATGCCGCACCTATTACTTCATCTTTCATTTTAACCTCCTTTCAATCAACTCTTTTTTAAGTTTTTGAACAACATCATTTCTTAAAGCTACTTTGTCTTCAGACAACGCAATTTTTAAAGCATGAATATTATTAAACATTAATCCTATATCCTTAGCTGTTTCTAATCCAATTCCTTTTATCTTTGTCAATTTCAAATACCAAGGATCTTTTATTCCAATCATATTTTCTAATCTCCATGGTTCGTTTCTTTTAATCCAATCTTTCTCGTCTCTATCGCTCATGATAACACCCGGACATGATCTATTCCCATTCCAATCGCTTTAAGTTGAATTTCTGCTAATTGTCTCCAGAAGTTTGAAGATTGAGCTTCACCTGTTTCTGCTACGCTTAATTCACCTAAGCTTAATTTTTCTCCGCCTGCTTGAGCTTGTACGAAGTCTATTACATCAGCTTTAGATAAGTTTACGATAGGAGGTTGAAATTCTGCTGATATAGAAGAAGAACTTATGGTTTCACCTGTATAATTAGCTACGTGTTGTCTGTTTAGATCGACTATTTCTTGCATGTTTCCAGCTACACTAGCTGGTATGTTATTAAAATTCTGCGTGATGTGATTCGCTATTTTTTCTATTGTGTCTAATGCCATTAGTTTAAACTCTCCTTGTATATAACACTTAAATCATCGCCTGCTGATAAAGTATATGAACTTGGCGTAGTCCCATCTGACTTTAGTGCGAAATCTATACTGTTACTTGATGAATCAAAATAATAATCCCTAGCATTAGTATTAACTACTTCGTGCAAATGACCTTTAACAGTTGAACCATTTATTTGAACTGAAATAATATCGTTTTCTTCCGCACACTTTTTATTCAAGGCAAACTTAGTCCCATAAGAAACGTTTACGTAATCTCCAGCAGCAACGTTAGTCGGGCTAAGTATCTTAATTCCCCTTATTTCTGAAAAGATTATACTACTAGTTTGTGCGACATCAGATGTAAGTGTTGGAACATACCATAAACCCAGAGTGCCATATATATCCCAACCATAAACTCTTACAGATAAAGATAAGTCCCCACCTGCATTATCATGCATAAGTATACTTATGTTTCTTGGATATTTCATTCCATTGATTGCCGGCGTTGATTCTATGTCGTATGTAGCAGATACTAATTTTGTATTATCTAATCCCACTATGCTATCTGTGCCTATTCCTTTGACATCAATAAAATGGTCTACCTGTCGCTCGAGCATCTTACCTTCTGTATTTACAACCCCAGAAGTATGAATATTAAGTGTTTCGCTAGTAGTTAAATTATCGCTAGTTGAATTTTTCTTGTAGATATGTGTTATATCGCCAACAAAAATATTATCATGAATATTGAGTGAATCTGGCTCTTTGTTTGAAACTCCTTCATTTAGAATTTCTATAAAATATAATAATTCTCTATCTGATTTATAATCTCCAGAACCACTATCATCTATTACGACATTATCAACATTATTGTAAGTGATTATATTGCTATAAATCTCTGAATATTCTGGGCCACTATTATCGTCTCTAGCTCTGAATTTTATTGCTGAGTATGTATCTGTTGCTTGAAACCCAAGTGATTTCATAGTATTGTTTGCGATAATGCTATAATCAGCTACTCCTTGAAATTCAATAGCACCATTATAACATCGTCTAAACATATTATTGGTTATATGAATGGCTGGCGAATAGCTACCTGAACCATTTGCCATAATAGATAATGGATGCAAACTGTCTCGTCTGGTGCCCTCAAAAAAGCAATTATTGATTTTTATATCTTGTATAGCACTATCATATGCCAAGAACAAACAAGCATGATCTGCTGCTAATTTAAAACTTGTATCCTCAATCGTCAATTCTTCTCCTTCTGAAATAACCATACCACTCCCAACAGGACCTTCTACAATACAACCTCTTATTCCACCATTATCCCAAGACTTACCCCAAAAAATAGGATACGTTTGACAAAGTGCACCTTCTCTTGTTGGCGATGTATCTTTTATTGTTTCTTTTACGGTTACAATAGTATCTCCTCCAGTAGTTGTAACTCCAGATACTGTATATTGGTCGTTGTTAGCTGCAGTAGTACAACCTATTAATCTTCCAGGTAATCCAAGCTCAATTAAACTAGCTGCACCCTCGCCTTCTATTGTGATGGTATGTGCTGCAGTAGATTTAATATTCCAATGTCTGGAATTTTGATTTACAGTTCCCTTTGATGTAAGTCCACTAGATGGAATAGCTTCATAAACAACTATATTATTTCCAGCTACACTCTCTATCGTATAATATCCATCATCTAATTTACTAGAACTAGCATCTATTCTTAATGGTTTAGACGTATCAATTCCAGTACCATCTACAACTGTGATAGTTCTAGTAGCAGTAGTTATTGAAGCAACTTTTGAAGTGAAGGCATCACCTTGATTTGCATAATCACCATTAATGTGCAGAAGTTCAAACATATTTCTAGATTGTTCTGCGGCTCCAACATCTCCGTATCCTATAATAAATAAACTACAATTAGCCTTGTGTTTTAGATATATATTAGTTGTTACCTCTGAACCCGAACCAGTCATTCTTACGGTGGAACTTTTTCCAGAAGAACCAAATGTTAATGGTGCAGATAAAGTGAATCTTCCCTCTGATAATATTATAGTTCCACCGTAATAATTTCCATAAGTATTTGGAAAACTATCAATTGCTGCCTGAATTTGTACTTGATCGTCTGTTCCATCACATAAATAATCTGCACGATTTTTAGAGCGTGTAGATGCGTTACTCGCTGCTATAAATAAAGTAGGACCTACTGGGACATATACATTTGGACCTGTAGAATTTACTGCTACATTTATCTCTGCTCCGTCTGATATACTAACTACCATTATATTTCACTATCTCCTACAGCTTGATTTATTTGAAATATTCCACCCTCTATTTTTCTTCGTTTGTCTGTACTATCTATCCAATCATAATCATAAACCATTCTACCATACTGACTTAAAGTATCCGCACGATCTATTTGTACAACTGTTATTCCACTTGTTGGAATAGTTCCACTTATTACTTCTTTTGAAATAATAGCATCAGTATCAGTATCAGTTATTTCTCGCTTGACTGTGAACAAGAATTTGTAATCGGTTATATCTATAGCACTTCCATTAGAATCTGTTAAAGTAGTTGTTAAAGTTACATCTTCTCCTTCAGTCATTGATAAATCAGTCATTTTCTTAACCTATATAATTTATTTGCTTCTCCTTGAGTTAATGCACGGTTGTATATTCTTAAATTTTGTAAAGCCCCGATATAAAGTCCTGACGATCCATCTCTTTTCCCAATTAGTTTAACTGCACTATTATCAAAAGCTCCAGTAAGAGAAATGTCTTCCGCATCTAATTGTCCATCAATAAAATACTTTATACTAGATTCATTATACACAACAGAAATATGATGCCACATTCCATCATTAATAGTAGAAACAGAAGCCCCCTGACCGGTTATCCCAATAAATGCTTGAAGTAATCCATTTGATCTCATAAATACAGAGAACCCTCCAACCGAATTGTTTCTAGTAGAATATAAGTATTTACTAGTTGCAGAAGTTTTAATCCAAAAACAAACAGATTGAGATTTGTCTAATTGTAACTTTGTAGGATTTCCTAAACTAATTACATCATCAGTTCCATCAAAATTAATAGCATCTGGATTTAATGCATTTATCCCTGTTGTATTACTACTTTTTGTAATTGTTCCATCATTAAAATTAGCTTGATCTATTGCGATTGTTGCAGAAGGATCTGCCTTAAAGTCATTTAATTTCCAATGTCCAACAAGACCTCTAGAAATATCATCTCCATTACGCTCGTACAATGTCATTAAACACCTCTTCCTGTTACGACTGTCGATACGGTAAATGTGTCTACATTAGAGCCTATTGCTCTAGTTCTCATATATGGAAAATGTGAATTATATGAAAATATATCGTCTTGAGCAGCTGTACCTGATTCGTATCTTTTATTATCGATTGTTTGCCACGTAGAATCATCTGTGCTTCCATCTATATCAACAAATAATTGAGATCCTGTAACGGTACCACTACCATTTGTAAGTACGTTTACAAAAATTGTTTTTCTAGTTAATCTAGAAACATCAAACGTACTACCTGTTGTGCTTGCTGCTACAGCGTCGAGATTTGTTTTATTAAATATGTCTGCTGCCATTTTACGTTAATGCCCTCCACTCGCTTCCGCCAATGCCACTTTCTTCTATATAAAATTCTCCATTTGCTGCATCCCAAAATATATCAGAACCTGTTTGTGCTGTAACTACTTCATCAGGATTTCCTTGCCCAATATTTGTTACACCTGCCGGTACGAAGCCAGAACCGGTACTATTACCCATTCCATCTATGCATCCTTCTGTCATGTTGTTTGTTATTACTGTCATTTTTTTATCCTCCCTTCTACTTGTCTAAATGTGCCTTGCGGCTGAGGTTTTTGTTTTCAGCAGGTTTCTCAAAACTGCATGGTTTAGTTAAATTAATTTAACTTTAGCTTGTCGTAATCTTAGAGATTGCTTTTGTTCGCAAGTATTGAACATCAATCCTTTGAGTTAAAACTGCACCTTCCATATCAAATGTAGGTAATGTTAAACTCTCCATAGTAATGTCTCTAGCTATTGCTATTGCGTAAGCCTGTGTTCTGTCGAAAATATATCCGCTTGTAGCTACTGCATTTGCTCCTGCGTTTGCACTAAATGTGCTTACGTTAAGACCAAATATATAACCTGCAATCCTTCCTGTCTGCATTAAGCTAGTATTACCTGCTTTATCTGCTTCTACGAAGGTGTCTATATTCATCAAATCTGAATACTGCTCTTCTCCCAATAGATAGTCCGTTGGTGTGTAATCTTGCGCTCGTACGTCGTAAACTGATTCTGCTATGTTAGCTATTGTAACTGCTGCTCCACCTGCTGTGGTTGCATTAGCATTATCTAACTGTGCTAAAATCAAATTAGTCTCGTTCTCTGCAAATCTTTTCCCTGCTGTTTTAATGTTTGAGGCCTTTAAATCAAACTGGGAATCTTCAATCATCTCTCTAGTGATCCTGATAGCCACTCCGTACTTAACTGGAGTAAAACTAACATTCTCAAAATCGATGTTATCCAAAATTACTTCTCCGCCTTCTCCAACTTGTCGAACATCCATTGTATTTGGAGTCTCTAAGTTTTTGTACATAGTACTTCCCTTAAACTCAGATGGGCCAATCACAAATGCTGCCATTTCTCTTGGAATTAGATGTTTCTCTGCTTCCTCGATTATAGTAGGTAAAATCAACTGTGGAATTAGTTCCTGTCCTGGTGTTCCGTCAGCTCTACTTATGTACTCGTTTATCTTAGTTAATGCCATTATACGTTTAGATAAATGAGAGAGTAGTATCCAACTGCTCCAGATGCACAAGTGCTCATAGCTCGTCCGATTGGTGTATATTCTAGTGTTCCTACTTCTACAGAACCTAAACTTTTTAGATTTTCTACCATACCAGATTCGTTATGTCCAACAACTGCTCCGCCTGAAATGATTTCTCCTGCTCGAATAAGATAAGCTCCTCTTGTTGCTACAGTAATTAAATCACCGTTACTTCCGTTATTCAAAGCAATACCATTACAAAGACAAGAATCAATAGCTCCAACAAGATCTATATCTCCGTCTTGAAAGTCTACAATCCCTGAACCTACTTCTCCTGTTGCTCCTGAAATAGTTACAAGCTGTCCGCCTGAAATGATTTCTAGTGCAACTCCAGTAAATGTTCTTGGATTACCTCCGTCCATTACAACTGTTGCGCCAAGTGGGTTAGTTAAAACGTCTGTTGTTGCCATTAGTTGTATAAGTATGACTTCCTTTGAATTCCAATAGAGTTATATCCTTGGTTAAAAACATAATCTCCTTTTTCTTCGACTTCGTCTGATTCTTCCTCTTCTTCTTCAGGTTCCTCTTCCTCAACTTTCTTTGGGGTTTCTTTTTCAGGTTCTGGTTTTACCTCGTCAGCATCAGCTTCCATAAGTGCTAATTGTTTTTTCTTAGCTTTAATCCTTAGTTTAGCGATTTTTTCATCTACCTTTTTTTCCTCATCGCTTACTTCTGGCGTTGGTTCCTCTTTAGTTTCTTCAGGTTCCTCTTTAGTTTCTGGGGCTTCCTCAGTCTTAGTCTCTTCTTCTTCTGTCATATTATCCCTCCTTTCATTACTCTTTGAATCATCTTTAGATGAATATGATTTGAAGGCTTCGCTAAAAGCCCTAGTAAATGTTGCTCCACCATCTGCTGGGACTGCTACTACACTTAACTCTTTGAATTGAATATTATGAGGGATTATTTCTCCATCTACTTCTTCTATGTCAGCTGGATCTACGTGAGCTCCTACTGAAACAGTGCTAAGTAATCCATCGCTAATTAGTTGTTTTATTTTTTGGTCTTTGATTGTAGCTTTAAATGGAATGTTTCTAAGAGACTCATCCCAGTGTGCAGAATTAACCTTTCCTACTATTGAATCTACTAAATTAGAATGGTCTTTTAAAAGAGGTACGCCGACTAAAGTATTAGCAGCTTTCATTAATTCTTCACCTAAAAATTTATGTCCATTTGAAGTAGTTGTCTCGTTTATTGCAATTCCGTTTATAGTAAAGTCTCCGTTTATCTCTGCACTAGACTCGATAGGTACAAAGTATTCAAAAAATAATCCTTCTTTCATGATTAAACTACCTATTTATTATTTATAAGAATTGAGATTTTTTATATATATCAAGTAATTAATCAATTCGTAGA